TTTTTCCAATCAGATAAAATTTTATTATATTTAGGAGATAATTTATTATAATAAAGACTCACAAAATTGGATGTATCACGATTCTGAAGCACACGAATGCCAATCATATTGACTGTCGGAAATTTGTCTTTAAGATTTGATATCAAAACTTCGGTAAATTTATGATATTCATATCCAAACTTATAAGTAGTTCCAATCTTACGATCACGAAGAAAAGTTTGACAAGCAGAAATACCACGAACACCAATATAAGGTTCAGATCCACGTTTGACTTCAACATGATAAGGAAGACAGTTTGCCTCACCATCAGTCAGAATTACACACTGAACTTTTTGAAGTTTATTTTCTCTCTGGAAGTTAGGAAGAATTTGGTGTAGAGCAATTAGTGCCTCATTCAATGGAGTGCTGGAGAGACATAACCGATTTGGAGCAACATATCTACATTCACACCCATATGGATTGCGAAGAGCAATAGTAAGTCTCCAAATATTGAGCATCTGATGCTCCAGAGTTTTCATATTTACTTTACTTGTAAGAAGATTCAGTAAAGAAAAATCATCAGCAACATAAATCAATCCTTCTTTTTTTTCATAATGTGGAGAATAAACTTCTTGAGACTTTGATGGGCTTCTCCATTCAGTTGTAAAGGCATAAACCTCAAAAGGAATTGAAACTTTTTTACAAAACCAAATTAGATTGAAAAGTTGCTTACAAGTGTCCTGAATAACAGTATTCATCGATCCACTCCAATCCAGAATAAAAATTAAACCGTGATTTTTACCATCAGGAATCACACTTATTTTCTTAAATAGATCCTCATTATATTTGTAGGTATGAAGACGTGCAGTATCAAGAACTCCTGTGCGGGCAATTGATGTCCGGGCATAAGAATCTGCTGCCTTACGACACTCAAATTCTTTTACAAGATAATTGACTTCCTTTTGAGCAGAAGTCTTAAATTGCTTATATGACTTATCTACCTCTTCATATAAATTGAGATTATGAATTGTATCATTAGAGTCAATATATTTTTTTTGCATTTCAAAATTTTCATCAATATATTGATGAATCTCTGAATTTTTAGCAATTATAGTTTCTAGGTTGAGATGAGGAATTTCAACATATACATTATCTCGGTTATCACTACCTACAAGACTCTCAATTTTTTCACGAAGAGCATCGGCAGTGCGAACTTCTGGTTCTTGTGAAGACAAATCTGGTATTGTTGGACTTCCACTAGAATTTCCAGAAGATTCTTCTGGTTGTTGTGATTGTGAAGATTCTTGCTGATCGTTGTCACTTTCTTCTGTTTCTCCTGTCTGATCACCAGAAGAAGAATTTCCTTGTTGTTCGGAATCGTGAGAATCTAAATTAGCAACCTTTTGTTGTTTCTGTTGTTCTTGCTTACAGTATTCATAAAGTTTTTCTGCGGCAATAATCACATCTGTAAAAGTTTCACAGGAATCAATACACTCAACAATTTCTTTTTCTTTGAAATTGAAATTAATAGAAAGAAAATTACCAACCTTAAAGTAAAGGTTTGTTTTATCGGCAAGATTTAAGGTGTCTAAATCTTCATCGGCAATCTGAAAAAAGTCTTCATCACTCAGTTCTTTATATCCATTATAAAAGGTCTTTGCAAGTCCTGCATACTTACGTTTCATTAATTTTTCAATACGTGCATCTTCTACAATATTCACAAACTGTTTAGGAATTGTAGTATTCTCAAACCAGTCACCATCTGGAGTGAAGAGTGCATGACCAACTTCGTGTCCTACAAGCAAATCATATACAGTATTACTTGCCTTATCCCATAGAGGCAGAGTCAAAACACGAGTATGAACATTAAAACATGCAGTAGAAACTTTTTTGTGCTCTACCACAAGATCTTCAGTAGCAAGCAGTTTTGCGAGTTGGGATTTAATTTCGTGATTAACTGGCATGAGTTTTGTTTTGTATATACTCATAATATAACGAAAGGTTGATCTCCAAACAACTGTTGTGCCACCTTATAGAGTGTCCACTCTACGATTCAATTCGACTAAATCCCTTCACTTTACAAAATTTTATAACACTCTCAAATTTATCCTCAAGTCCAGTTTTATGAGAAATTACAAATATATTAGCATCTTTTACAACGTATTTAATAATTTTAAGAAATTCATCAGTTCCAAATCCATCTAAAGAAGAATCAAAAACTTCATCCATAATCAAAAGATTTGTATTTACAGAATTTTTAAATCTTGCAACTTCACGCCATGTAAAAAGAAGTGCTAAATCTATTCTCATTTTTTCACCTTCACTAAAACTTTCATAAGTAAAATCTTCATGAATTGGAGATTGAATTGTTTCATTAAACTCATCATCCAAAGTAAAGTTAATATAAAAATCCAACATTTGCAAATAACGATTTACCTGTTGATTCATCAATGGTAAATACTTTTTAATAATTTTAGATTTAACACCACCATCTTTCAACAATCCATATGCAAAATCATAATGATTAATTAAATCTTTTTTAATCGCCAATTCATCATAGGTTTTTTGAAGACTTTCTCTAAAAGATTCTAGTTTTTCATTTTCAGTATTTCTATTTTCAAATTGACTGGTAATTTTTTGAATTTCCGATTCAAGATCTTTGATCTGTCTTTGACATCCAAAAATTTTGGTATTGTTTTGAGAAATTTCATGCGTAAGTTTTGTAATCTCCTTAGAAAGAATGGTAAATTGACGCTCTCTTTCTTCTTCATCCTTGATAGTTTTTTCAAGTTCTTGATAACCTAATTGTAATTCCTTTTGTTTTAATTGAGATTCGTCTATTCTATCTAGTCTAAATTTTTCATCAATGTCTTGAGTGCAGGTAGGGCATACCGTATTCTCAGTAAAAAATTTATGCTCTTTATCAATACCAGATACTTTTTGAGATATTTTACCTTTTAAATTTCCCAACTTACGAAGTTTATCTGATGCACCAGTAACCTCTTCTTGTTCTTTAATATACTTAAAAATACTCTCCTCAAGTGAAGAATTTTCTCTCATATAAATGTCAACTTCGGAATCTAAATTAGAAATTCTTTGTTGATTGTCATTTATCTTAGCATTTCCACGATTTTCTAACTCTTCAATAAAATTTTTCTGCATCTCAACCTTATCAAAGAGAGATTCTTTTTTTAAATCTAAAGTTTTTATTTCTTCACGAATTTGACGAATCTTTTCCTTAATCACCATATTCATAGAAGAGAATATTTTAATGTCCAAAAGATCCTCAATTACTTCTCGTCGATGAGGAGCAGAAAGTTGCATAAAAGGAACAAAAGCAGTTGATCCTAAAATTACAATTTGAGTAAAGGATTTATAATTCATTTTAAGAATTGTTTGTTCTAACCACTTCTGTTGATCTATGGCAGAAGAAGTTTGATCCAAAACCTTATCATTTCTAGAAATTTGAAAAATATTTGGTTTGATTCCACGAACAACTTTCCATTCAGTATTCCCAATTAAAAAATAAACTTCAACAACACAATCTTTTTCATTAACGGAATTAATAAGTTGTGCTTTATTAATTTTTCGAAAAGGTTTCCCAAATAATGAGAATGTAAGAGCATCTAAAACAGTACTTTTTCCAGCACCATTTGTTCCAATAATTAAATTAGTAGAATTTAAAGTAAAATTAATTTCAGTATATTGATTACCAGTACTTAGAAAATTTTTCCAACGAAGTTTTTTAAAAGTTATCATTTTATTTTGGGGGTATTACAATGTCATTTTTAGTAATAATTGTATATCGATATGAATATAGTTTACAAGTTTTTAATAAAACCTCATTTTCAATTTCAATTACTCTCATTTTTGGATATTCATTTTCTTCCAATAATAATGCATATCTTATAGCGTCATCCTCTTCCTCAAAAAGATATAATATCTTATCACCATCTGCATCAACAACTGCATATACACCTTCACTTTCTTTTCCGTAAATTGTAAGTATAAACATTATACAATCTCACACGCCTCTTGATAAATCTCTTGAAATAATTTTTTAATACTGGATTTATCAAAATTTATTTCTGCTTCTTCCACATATCTATTCAATATTGAAAGAGTATCTTCAGACTCAAATGCTTCAAAGTTTTCATTTTCTTCAACTAAAAAATTTTCAACAATCTTAAGTTCTGCAACATTTGAAGAATAAAGTTTATCAATAAACTTTTCAAATTTTTTAAGATCAGATTTTTTTTTAACAATTACTTTTACAATTTTATTTTCATACTTACGAGTATCAAAAGTTTGATAATTTGTATCAGAATAATAAATTATATGATACATTCGATATGGATTATTTACTGGGATGTGCTCCAAAGTTTCGGTGTCGAAAATATGAAATCCACGAGTATCATTTACATCATTCCAAAACATTTCATATGGATTTCCCAAATAATAAACAATTTCATTATTAGATCGAGTATGATAATGTCCAGAAAATACTTTTGTAAATCCATCAAAAACCACAGAGTCCATACCATCATCCATTATATGTCCATGATGTGCCTGAAACCCATTTAATTCTAAATGACCCATTGCAACTTTACAACCACTAGTTTTAATTAGTCGTAAAGTTCTTTCTTCATTATTTACACAAATCCAAGGAATAAATAATACATTTAAATTTCCAAGTTTTACAATTTCTGGATCACTATAAGTTTTAATATTAGAATAATTTTGAAGAAGTAATGAGGGAGAATTTATACTATTAGTATTTTTATAATATGCATCATGATTTCCCACCAACATGTGAACATCATATTTTAAGAGAGGATCTAAAACTACTCTTTTGGTCCATTCAAGACTTTGATAATCAATTGATTTACGACTGTCAAAAGCATCACCAAGATGCAATACCGTAGTAATATTTTCTTTTTCTAAAGTTGGAAAAAATATATTTTTATAAAATGCTTCAAAATAATCTTGAAATAATTTAGATCCCTTACGACAACCATAATGGGTGTCCGTAATAATAGCGACTCGCATTAGTATCTAAGTTTAGTGTAGATGGCATCTTTAATAGAATTATAATCTGAAGTGTTAGATCCGTCAACCCCATCATCGGAGAAAACTTCAGAAAATCCTGTTCTTTCAAGAATTTTATTTTTAATTTCTAATTGCTTTTTCTCTTGTTGTATTCTTCTTAAAAAAGCATAGTAAATGATTTGTGTAAAATATGCAAAAGGATTTTGAGATTTTTCTGGATCAAAATTATTAATATATCTCACACAATTTTCGATACCATCACAAATCATATCATCCTTAAACATGTAGTTTACAAAATTTGGTTTAAAGGAAAGATGATTTGCAATCTTTAAAAAACACTCTCCAATATATCTTGGTATTTGTGGTTTTGCTTCTCCAAGATCTTTTGCAATTTGCAAGAGTTTTTTATACTCAATCATGGCATCAAGAAATTCTTTATTGTTTACATAATGTTGTGATCTATTTTTCTTAATCATAACTGTAGTCGTAATCATTTTAATTGCTTATATATTATGTAGTTATTATAACATCAATTAAAGCACTTGACAAGGTATTCAAATATCTGTATAATTACCTTTGTGGAGGTTGAAAAACATAGTAATAAGTACTTGAAGTAATTAATAATTATTATAAAGGTTCTCTAGAGTTTTTTTAGCATCATCAACACTAGAAACATAACCCATTTCTTTAGTTAATTTACTATAATTATTACTCATCTTATCCATTTGTCTAAGATAACTTTGATGTAACTCAACCATTTCAATATCTGAAGATTCAGAAAGAGTTAAAACATCATCAAGTTTAATTATAAACATATTTTCTGTTGTTGTTTTTAACCAAGGTTCTACCTTATATCCCACTACATTAGATTTTGCTTTTAATTCACTTACTACAATAGGATTTGATATAATTAATAATGTACGATCTTCTTCTTCTATTGCAGCTGCAATACAGAAAATTTCTTCACCAGTCTTTAGTTTAATTGTTGCGTAAAAATCTTCTTCAATCATTTTTCTAATTTAACGTTAATTATTTCATACTGAAAGTTTTCTTCATTATAGATTTTAATTCTTTCAATCAAATGATTGAGAGTATAGTTTTTTCTAGTTTTTGTACTAATATCATCAGCAATGTCATAAAGTAAAGCTCCAGTTTTATTTTTACCTTTTCTTAAAACTCTTCCAATGCTTTGTAAATTTCTAATTCTTGATTTACTTGGAGAAGCAAATATAACATTATGAAGATTTTTAATATTAATTCCTGTTGAAAATGTTCCATAAGATGCTACAATAATAGCATCAATTTCTTTTTCAGTAATTGCTCTAACTTGTTCCCTTTCTTCAGTGTCCACTCCACCGTGAATAAAAAAGATTTTTCTATTTTCACTTGCCCTACTATTTATCATCTCATATAAGTGAGCACCATGAGTTTCAACTCTACTATAAAGAATTAAACTGTTTCCCTTTA